CGATCTTGCGTATGTGGATCCAGGCGTCGATGGGCGTCATGGTGTGTGGTTCTCGTCTCGGTGGGCTAGGCGTAGTGCGTTCCAGGCGATTTCCAGGCGGCGTTGCATTTCATCAATCTCCTTGATGAGGGTGTCTACTTCTTCCCGGAGCATGTCTACTCGTCGGGCGGTGCTGTTGATGCGGCGTGTGTTGCGCGATATGCGCTTGGATGTGTTCATGATTGAATCTAGCACGTTTTTTTTGTTTTTGTACTAGTTGTTTGTAAGAGTTATGTAAACGTTTCGCGTGTGTGCGTTTCGCGCGCGCGCGGATTCTTTGGCTTTCTTCTTTCCCTCTTCCCTCGTTTGCCTCTGTTTCGTATCGTGCTAAGGTCAGTGTTCTCCTTTCTTCTCGGAGGTATGTATGGCCCGGCGTAGCGGTATGGATCGGCGGCAGTCGAAGCGTGTTTTTACCGGAGGTGCGAGGCGGGTTCACCCTCGGAACGCGCAGACGGGCCGTCCGATGCGTGGTGGTATCCGGTTGTAGTTGGCCTGTTTCCATCCGTGGCAGAGAGATCGCAAGGATGGTTTTCGGCAGACTCTGCCGTGTGGTCGCTGTCGTGGTTGCCGTTTGGAGAAGTCGCGTCAATGGGCGATTCGTATTATGCATGAGGCGGCCATGTATGACGATAATTGCTTTCTGACGTTGACCTACGCGGATGAGAAGTTGCCCGCGTATGGTAGTTTGGACCGTGATGCGGTGCCGAAGTTTATGAAGCGTCTCCGCAAGTCCGGGGTGAAAGCCCGGTATTTTCAGTGCGGAGAGTATGGGGATAAGGGGCGTCCCCATTATCACGTATGCCTTTTCGGGCATGCGTTTCCCGATAGGGAGTATGCTCGCGAGAGCAAGGCGGGTTTCCCGCTGTATCGGAGTCCTGCGTTGGAGCGTCTTTGGCAGGACGGGTTTTCCGACATCGGTGATTTGACGTTTGAGTCTGCTGCGTATTGTGCGCGGTACGTCATGAAGAAGATCACCGGAGCGCGAGCGGAGGAACACTACGCCCGTGTCGATGAGGAGACGGGCGAAGTGGTGTATTTGGAGCCGGAGCATGCGACGATGAGTCGCAATCCGGGTCTTGGTGCGTCGTGGTTTGAGCGTTTTAGAGCGGAGGTATATCCCAGTGATACGGTCTTGGTGCGTGGTCAGTTGTCGCGTCCTCCTCGGTACTACGATTCAAAGCTGGGTGATGATGACCTGGCGGCGATTCGGGCGCGGCGCTTGCTGCGAAGTCTCGATGGGATTCAAGACCGCTCGGCGGCGCGGTTGTCGGTGCGTGAAGTGTGTGCTGAAGCGCGAATCTCACAATCACCCAGGAGCTTAGACTAATGAATTTGCTCGCGTTTTCCGTCTATGATGCTAAGGCGGAAGCGTATCTGCGGCCGTTCTTCGCGGAGTCGAAGGGGCTCGCGGTGCGTTCGTTTGCGGATGCGGTCAATGATCCGCAGTCCGGCATGTTCAAGCATGCCGCGGATTACACGCTGTTCGTGGTGGGGGAGTTCGATCAGAAGTCTGGTGAATTGAGGGGGATTCTTCCCCTCTCGTTGGGTAACGCGCTGACCTACAAGGTGGAGGTGGCCTCGTGAGGATGCCTTCTCCGATGGGGCACAAGTTTTCGGAGGTGCCCCGCGCTGAGATCCAGCGTTCGCAGTTTGACCGTTCGTTTTCGTATAAAACGACGTTCGACGCTGGGTATTTGATTCCGGTGTATGTCGATGAGGCGTTGCCGGGAGACACGTTCACGTGTCAGATGGCGGCGTTTGCGAGGCTCGCTACGCCGCTTAAGCCGTTGATGGACAATCTGGTGATGGAGTCGTTCTTTTTCGCGGTGCCGTATCGGCTCGTGTGGGACAATTGGCAGAAGTTCAACGGCGAGCAGACGGACCCGGGTGATTCCACGGATTTCGTGGTTCCGACGTTGGATATGTCCACGGGTGTTCCTGCGGTGGGTTCTCTGAGTGATTACATGGGGATCCCGGTTGCCGGCCAGATGACGGGCGGTGACCTGCGGGTGTGTTCGTTGTGGCATCGGGCGTACAACCTGATCTACAACGAATGGTTCCGGGATCAGAACCTTCAGGATTCGGTGGTGGTGGACCGTGATGACGGTCCTGACGCGCAGGCGGACTACGTGTTGCTGCGTCGTGGTAAGCGTCACGATTATTTCACTTCGTGTCTGCCGTGGCCGCAGAAGGGTGACGCGGTTTCGTTGCCTCTCGGGTCGTCTGCGCCGGTTCGTGGTATCGGTGTCGATAATCAGGTGTTCGCGACGGTGAACGCGTCGGTGTTTGAGCAGGATGGTGCGACGGTGTACCCGATTGCGAAGGAGATCAACCCGGCGGCGGAGAATACCCGGGTGTACATCGAGGGCGACCATGCTACGACGGGTCTGCCCCAGGTGTACGCGGATCTCTCGCTCGCCACGGCGGCGACGATCAACGAGTTGCGTCAGGCGTTCCAGATTCAGAAGTTGTTGGAGCGTGACGCGCGTGGTGGTACGCGTTATACGGAGATCATCAAGTCGCATTTCGGGGTGACGAGCCCCGACGCGCGGCTACAGCGTCCGGAGTACTTGGGGGGTGGTTCCACCCCTGTCTCGGTGTCTCCGGTGGCTCAGACGAGCGCCAGTCCTTCGACGCCTACGTCGCTGAACGCGCAGGGGAATCTTGCGGCTATCGGCACGGTCGGGTTCACGACCGGGCACGGGTTCGCGAAGTCGTTCACCGAGCATACTCTGTTGATCGGTATGGTTTCGGTGCGTGCGGACCTGACGTATTCGCAGGGTCTGGATCGGATGTGGTCGCGGGAGACGCGGTACGATTTCTATTTTCCGGCGCTTGCGCATATCGGTGAGCAGGCGGTGCTCCGGAAGGAGATTTACTGCGTGGGTACGTCGGCGTTGGACGAATTGGTGTTTGGGTACCAAGAGCGTTTTGCCGAGTACCGTTACAAGCCGTCGAAGTTGACGGGTTTGTTCCGTCCGACGTCCAGCGGCTCGTTGGACATTTGGCATTTGTCGCAGGAGTTCACGAGCCCGCCGACGTTGGGTGCGGCGTTCATTGTCGAAGATCCGCCGCTCGATCGGGTGATTGCGGTTCCGACGGAGCCGCATTTCCTGTTTGATTCGTTTTTCCGGCTCAAGTGTGCTCGGCCGATGCCGTTGTTTGGCGTGCCGGGTTTGATTGACCACTTCTGATGCCTCAGGAGCCGGTGTCGTTGGGGTTGACGTACCCCTCATCGTGGCCGCAGTACGCTCAGGTGGGCGCGTCTCTCGGCGTGGCAGTGGCGCAGGGTATCGGTTCTTGGCGGCAGAATTACGAGAACCGGAAGCTTGCCCGTGAGCAGATGGCGTTTCAGGAGCGGATGTCGAACACGTCGTATCAGCGCGCTATGCATGATATGCGGTTGTCGGGGATCAATCCGATGCTGGCGTACATGCAAGGCGGTGCCAGTTCGCCGGGTGGTGCTACGGCGAACATGGAGAACGTGTTGGGTACGGCGGCTAGTTCCGCCAGCCATGTTTATCGGATGGCGGAGGAGTTGAAGGGCATGCGAGCGCAGCGCGAGTTGATGGATTCGCAGCGCAGGCGCGAGGATGCGCAGGAGGAGTTGACGTCTAAGCAGTCGCAGAATGTGGGTCTTCAGAATCGTCTTCTCGGGTATGACATCCCGAGAGCTTCCGCTGATGCTGCCGCGGCGGATTCGCGCCTGGGTCGCGCGATGTCGTATGTGCGGCAGTTGTTCCCGTCGGGTCCGTTGAATCCTCTTTCAATTGGGAGGCGGTAAATGTCGATGTTGCCTCAAAGGGTCGTCGTGTTCGACGATCGTACGCGCCAGTCCGCGAAAGCGGAATGCGATATCAACGGGATCGTTTCCCGTTTCGCGAAGGGTCAGATGGTGACTCATCTCGCGAAGGGTGTGCCGGCGTACCTTGATGTTTCCGAGGTCGGGACCTATCGCGAGGCCTTGGATCGCATGATGTCGGCCAAGGAGTTTTTCGAGGGGTTGCCGTCGAAGGTGCGTACGGCGTTTCGGAATGATGCCGCGCTGTTCGTGGACGCGGTGCATGATCCGTCCCAGGCTCCGTTGTTGGAGTCGCTGGGTCTGGTGCCTGGAAAGGCGAAGGGGGAGCCGCTGGTGGCGGCTCCCCCTGTCCCGCCGGCTGGCGGGTAACACAATTACCTACTTGCTGTAATTGTGTGGACTGACACCTTGTTGGTGGTTCAGTCCTTAGCGGCCCCCCTTCTTCGGAGGGGGGGCCGCTTCTGCTTCCCGGGCGATCGCCTCCTCGAGCGGCGTCGGGGGGGGTGGTACGTCCACGGAGAGCCGCTTGAGGGTCTCGATGTGGGCGTTGGTTGCGGCGAGTGCGTCGCGTTGGCGGTCGCGCTTCGCCGTGAGTTGGATGATGACGCGGTCCAGGTCGTTCATGGTATGACCTCTCGTAGGGCGTGAAGTGCTGCTATTGTATGTTTGTCGATTTGGGCGATGAGGTCAAGTAGCTCATCGCGGCGGGCGAAGGTGAGTCGTGTTGAGTTGTTGAGCGTGCGCAGGTTGGTGCGGAGTTCGTGGTTGAGGTCCGCGAT